CAGAGCAAGCATTGACCAATCCAGCATGAGCATTGCCGGCAGATCATTAAGCCGTATGACACCTGAAGAAATTAGAGATTGGTATGAATATTATCGCTTCAAAGTTAACCAAGAAATTAAAAAGGAAAGAATTAAAAAAGGCAAAGCCACTTCATCAATTATTAAAGCGAGATTTTAGTTATGCCTTGGTATCAAAGAATATTTAGAAGAAGAAAAAAACCAAAGCAAATCAACTTTAGATCTTACGCTGGAGCCAATAAAGGTCGTCTTTTTGCTGATTTTTTTGCCAATTCAAAGTCTGCTGATGCAGAACTAAGTACAGTTTTAAGAACCTTGCGTGATAGATCCAGAGAATTATCTCGCAACGATTCGTATGTGCGAAGGTATTTGGCTTTATTAGGATCTAATGTAGTCGGTCAAAAAGGCATTAGATTGTCATGCAAAGCTAGAGACGAAAATGGCCAGCTTGATATAGTTGGCAACCAAATAATTGAAAGAGAATTTGCTAAGTGGTGCAAAAAAGAAAGCTGCACTGTAACCGGCAAACTAAGTTTTATAGATGCACAAAAACTATTCATTGAAACATTAGCAAGGGATGGCGAGTGTTTAGTCAAACACGTCAAGACCAAAGAAAATCGTTTCGGTTATTCACTACAATTTATCGAAGCAGACCACTTAGATGAAGAATTAAACGAACCGTATAGCAACGATTCTAAAATCAGAATGGGCGTTGAGTGCAACACAGTTGGTAAACCGCTTGCTTATCATTTATTTAAAAACCATCCCTACGATGATTCCTATTTATACACTGCAAGCACTAAAGAATATATCAGAGTGCCGGCAGAGGAAATGATCCATGCCTACATCCAAGAACGACCAGAAATGACTAGAGGCGTGCCATGGACATCAACGGCCATGGATAAGATACACACTTTAAATGGTTATCGCCAAGCTGAATTAACAGCAAGTCGTTTAGCAGCTTGCAAGATGGGTTTCTATACCAGTCCAGGCGGTGACGGTTATCTTGGTGAAGATTTTGAAGATACATACACACCAATCATGGAAGCAACGCCAGGTAGTTTTGAACAATTACCAAGTGGCATGGATTTTAAATCGTTTGAACCCAACCACCCTACTTCGGCATTTGATGATTTTGAAAAAGCTATCCTTAGAGGTATCGCTAGTGGTCTTAATATCAGTTATCACTCATTAGCAAACGATCTAAGTTCGGTTAACTACAGTTCAATTAGAGCTGGATCTTTAGAAGATAGATCGCAATTTGCTGTTATCCAAGAATTTGTCGTTGCTCATTTTATAGAACCAGTCTTTAGAGAGTGGTTAGAGATGGCAATGACTACCAACCAAATCCCATTACCTATGACCAGGTTTGATAAGTTTGCCGATTCAGCAACTTTTATTCCTAGATCCTGGAGTTATGTAGACCCACAAAAAGAGATCCAGGCAAATATATTGGGTCTGAAATCAGGCCAAGTCACGATGGCAGATATCCAATCTACTTATGGTCGTGATGTTGAAGAATTATTTGAACAGCACGACCGTGAAACAAGGCTAGCAGAACAATACGGCGTAAGTACGGCGTTCCAACCATTTGGAGCAGCGACAACATCCGTAGAGCCAGAAATACAAGGCGGCGACAATGAATAAGCAGTTGAGGTGGGAACACAATTTATTTTGTGTCGAGCAAAAAGCAAAACAAGGTGGCACTCTCTTTGTTTTGTTATCGCAATGGTTTACGGGTTTTGCTGTTCTGCTTAGAGGTAAATTATGAAGAAAAAAAATACAACAGTTTTTAGATCTAATAAAAATTTAGATTTGAGAAGTGAATCTAACGATTCGCAATTACAACACATATCCGAGGAGATAAAGGAAATGGATGAAGTAATAGAAAATCCAGAAATAGAAGAAGCCAAAGCCGACTTTGTAGAAAAAGTAGAAGCTGAAGCAACTGAAATAGAGGACACAAACAGAGCTGTAAGTTCTGAAACAAGCTATCGATCAATTGATCTTGCAAGAGCTGAGTATATAGACGAAGAAAAACGAACCGTCCGTATTGCTTTATCGAGTGAAGAACCAGTCGAGCGTAGCTTTGGTTATGAGATTTTAGATCACAACCGAGAGTCAGTAGACATGGAATGGGCAAGAAGCGGCAATATGCCGGTTCTACTCGACCACAACACTGAGTCTCTAGTTGGCATCGTAGAATCATTTGAGCTTGATACAACAACCAATAGGACATTGGCACAAATTCGCTTCGGGAGAAGTGACTTAGCGGAATCAGCTTGGCGAGATGTCTTGGATGGCATCCGAAAATCAGTATCAGTCGGATATCGAATCAACTCTATGGTTAGAGACGATTCTGCCGAAGATGCAACGTATAGAGCTACCTGGACACCGATGGAAGCTAGTTTGGTGGCTTTGCCAGCAGACACTAATCCAATGGTCGGCGTAGCTAGATCACAAGGTGCAGAGGTTAATACCCCTGCTATTAATAACAATTTTTCAAAGGAAAAAATTATGACAGAAGAAGTAAAATCGGAAGTTAATTTAGACGAAGTAAGAAACGAAGCAGCTATAACTGTTAGATCTGAAATGGCTAAAGAAGCAAAAGAAATTATGGCATTGGCAACTAAACACAATAAAAGAAAGTTAGCTGATGAATCAATTGGTCAAGGACATACCGTCGAACAGTTTAGAGGTATATTACTTGACAACATTTCAGATGATGCAGTGTTAGAAACACCTAACGCACAAGTCGGAATGAATAAACAAGAAAGAGGCAAGTACTCTATGCTAAATGCAATAAGAGCAGCATCAACGAATGACTGGTCTAACGCAGGTTTAGAAAGAGAAATCTCACAAGAGATTGCAAGTCGTTCTGGCAAAGAAGCCAGAGGATTCTACCTACCAATGGACATTGGCTGGGGACAAAGGGATCAAACGGTTGGTACTAATTCACAAGGTGGTTTCTTAAAAGGAACTGAACACTTAGCTAACGAGTTCATCGGCGAATTATACGCTGCTGCACAGGTTACAAGACTAGGTGGGCGAATTATGACTGGCTTACAAGGCGATATTGCAATTCCTAAGTTAAGTGCTTCTGTAACTAACACAGCGTTTGTTGCTGAAGGTTCTGCACCAACTGAAGGTGCTGCTACTTTTGCACAAGTAACTATGGCTCCAAAAACGCTTGCCACTTACGTTGACTACACAAGAAAATTAGCACTTCAATCAGATCCGTCTATTGAAGCTATTTTAAGAAATGATGTAGTGCAAACTATGGCAGCAAAAATTGACCAAGTTGCAATTGCTGGTGGTGCTACTAATGAGCCATCAGGAATCTTAACTGAGTCTGATGCTAACGTAGTTGCTATTGGTACCAACGGTGGTGCTTTAACTTATCCTAAAGTAGTAGACATGGAAGCTGCAATCGCTGCTGATAATGCTCTAACAGGAACTTTGAACTTCCTTACTACCCCAGGCGTAGTTGGTGCAATGAGACAAATACCAAGACAAACAAGTGGTGTTGAAGGTAACTTCATTCTCAATGACAGCAACAATGTTTTAGGACACGCAGTCACGGCCTCTACTAACGTACCTAGCACATTAACCAAAGGTAATACTTCTGGATCATGTCACGCTTTATTGCTTGGTGATTTTTCACAAGTAATGCTTGGTTTCTGGTCCGGTGTTGATGTAGTTGTCGATTCTTCAACTTTATCTACTTCTGGTGGAACTCGTATAGCGTTTTTCCAAGATGTTGATGTTGCGGTAAGAATACCAAATGCGTTTGCAGTAATTAAAGACATAACAGTCTAATTAATTTTGATTGAGGGGGAGTTTGCTCCCCTTCTCTCAAGGAGTAAAAAATGGCACAGATTAAAATGGAAATGGATGCTTATATTAGCGGCATTATGCGTAAAAAAAATTCAATTGTGGAAGTGTCTACAAGCGAAGCAAGGCAGTACGTATCAAACGGAACGGCCAGCGATGTCACAGATAAGCCCAAAGCAAAAGCAGATAGAGCTGTAAAAAAGGCACCTGCTAAAAAAAAGGCTAAGTAATGGTATTGGAATCGTCCGCAGATCTAGCTGGATATTTTGAAACAGAATCTCATGGCGTATCGGCAACGATTACGATTAATGGATCTGCTTCAGTTATTAAAGTAATACTTAATAAAGAATATTTTGCAATAGATCCTGGCACCGGCATGGAAATAGAGTCTTTTCAACCAGTTACGACTGGACGAACAGCAGATATGCCTAGCGTTGAGATTGGCGATACGATTCAAATACAGAGCGTTACTTATAACATTATCAGTGTTCAACCCGATGGCACTGGCGTAACTCAATTGGTCTTAGAAACTCAATAATGGCACATACACGGCAAAACATACGAGAGAACGTGAAAACCCTTTTAACAGGGTTAAACACGACTGCATCGCGTGTTTATGAGAGCCGAGTTTACCCATTAGGATCGGCAAATTTGCCTGGTCTTTTGATCTTTACTAAGTCCGAAGAAAGCGAGCCGGTAACTATTGGATCTGGCACTCGAACAATGTTAAGAAATTTATCATTGGTGGTTGAAGGTTATGTCAAAGCGACCTCTAATTTTGACGATGTTGTGGACAACATTGCACAAGAAGTAGAAACAGTTTTAGCAAACAACTTAACTTTAAGCGGCAAAGCAAAGGATCTGTATTTGGAAAGCACAGAAATTAACTTTGACGGTGAAGGCGATCAGCCAGTAGCGGTTATATCGATGAATTATCGTATTCAATATATGACGATTGAAAACGCACCGCAAACACACGTTTAGGAATAAATTATGACAGAAAAATTATATTCTCCAGATGGCACTAGCAGCATAAAAGCTCATATTAGCCAAGTGGAGTATTTATTAGAAAAAGGTTGGACAAAAGAAGGTAAAACTTCCAAATCCGTAAGTAAAAAACAAACAAAAAATGAGGAATAACAATGGCAACACATACAGGATCAGAAGGTCTAGTAAAAATAGGCACGGCTGTAGTAGCAGAAGTTAGAACATGGAGTCTGAATACCAATGCAGACACAATTGAAACATCAAAAATGGGTACAACAGCACGAACTTACGTCGCTGGGTTAACCAGTGCAGATGCTTCTATTGATGTATTTTGGGATGAAACAGATTCAGCAGGACAAACTGCATTAGCACCAGGTGCAACCGTAACTTTGGTTTTATATCCAGAAGGAGCAGCATCAGGCGACACTTATTACAGTGGTTCTGCAATCGTTACATCAAAATCCATTACAGGAACATTTGATGGCATGGTTGAAGCATCAATATCGGCTACCTATACAGGTGCTGTAAGTACAGCAACGGTGTAGCAAATGAGTGCTATAGACAAAGCAGTTACCCATTTCAACAGCATGGATGTTAGATCTATGACGGTTGAAGAATGGAGTGACGAGAGTGACCCTTTTGTTATCTATGCAAAACCCCTGACTTTACAGGAATCAAGCAAGCTATATCGTCTTTCAAAAAATGATGATCTAGCTTTGCTTGCTTATGCACTAATACACAAGGCTTTAGATAGCGATGGTAATAAATTATTTACTATGGAAGATAAACAGAAACTTATGAACAGCGTTGATGTTGGTGTACTTACTAAAATCGGCAGTTGGATTATGGGAACTGAGGATGTGGAGACGGCAGAAAAAAAATAGCAGCTAATGTGGATCTATTCACGCAATACGCATTAGCAGATCGTTTGCACAAAACTTTAGATGAAATAAGCGTGATGACAGTAGACGAGTTTGTAGGATGGATAGCTTATTTAAAATTATTAGAAAAGAGAAGTAGTGGAAAAGTTTAAAATAATGATACAAGCCGTTGATAAATTTAGCGGCCCATTTAAAACAGTAGCTAAAGGTTTAAAAAACTTAGCATCTGTTGCAGCGACAGTTGGCAAAAGCATATTAAAATTAGGTGCAGTAGTAGCTGCTGCCACCGCAGGATTTGTTGCATTGGGAGCAAAAGCCTTTGAAGCTCTTGATAATATCGGTAAAACCGCAGACCGGACAGGAATAGCAGCAGCAAAAATTCAATCTTTACGATTGGCAGCAGTTGAGAGTGGATCTTCTGTAGAAGGTTTAAATAAATCATTAGAAAAATTTGCCAAAAACATTGGTGACGTAGCAGTTAAGGGAACTGGTGAAGCTACTTATGCTTTAGATCTAATGGGCATACAAATAAGAGATAACAGTGGTTTTTTAAAAGACAATAACGTCTTATTAGATGAAGTAGTTGCAGGCATTAACAAATTAGGTTCAGAATCAGAAAAGGCATCAGCACTACAAGCGTTGTTCGGACGTGAAGGTATAAAACTAAATCAAGTTTTTGGTTTAGGCGTTTCACAAATGGAAATGTTTAACGAAAAAGCCAGAGAAATGGGCATTATTATTAATGATAATGCATTGAAAGCCGTTGAAAGTTTTAACGATAGATTTGCAGAGCTTGGATTTATTGCTGGCGGCTTAGTCAATCAAACCTTTGCGGCTTTAGCTCCAGCACTAAATGAGCAAATAATTTTATTTAAAGATTGGTTAACTGCAACCGCTAATGCTAAAGGTGGCTTAGAAAGTTTAGGAATTTTTATTGCGGAAACATTACTATCAAATCTTATTGCTTTGGTTGAATTTGTTGGATCTGCTGGTGATACGTTAATCAATTTTGGCAGAAAAACCACAGCAGTATTGACTCAAATGGGTCAAGGTGGAATCTTATTATTACAAGTAGCAATAGGCGACTTGAGCGGTGCATTAAATACATTAAATCAGATAACCGCAGCATCCGATCCAAAATTATCAACATTTGGGCAAAGAGCAGGAGAAATAGCAGATAGATTAAAAGAAATGAAAGTTGCAGTTGCAGACGGTGGTAGCCCTTTTAAAACGATTGTAGATGATGTTGCAGTAGCAACGACTAAGATTTCTGGTTTCAGCGAAGGTTTAAATAATTTTAAAACAGGCTTTGACAATGTTTTTAACAATGGCAAAGATAAATTTGCAGATATGGCAGCTTTAGGAACCAAAGTTGGTAATACTTTAGAAAGCGGCTTGACGGATGCTTTTATGAATATTGGCAAAGGTGCCGAAGGTCTAAAAGACATGATGGATGGTATTTTAAAACAAATTTTAGCTGAATTAATTAGAGTATTTATAGTGCAACAAGCGGTTGGTTTAGTTAAAGGTGCTTTTGGTTTTGGTGGCGTAGACGGTACAGCAGCTAAAGGCGGCACGATTGGAGCAGGTAAAACT